CTTGATCACCGCTGCGCCAGGCACGCCGGAGAACCCCTCGTCGGGCCCGATCCAGTGGAACAAAACCCTGCCAGCGCCGCCGTGGGCTTACGAGTATGCCTATCCGGCGGACTGTCTGCGGGCCTGCTTTGTGGTTCCGCAGTACATGACAGGGTTCGCCTCCGGTGTCCCGATCACGGCCGCGGTCACAGGGGGCGCCCCGAGCTTCTGGAACGGCCCGCCGGCGAGGTTCAGGGTCGCTATCGATCAGCCGGTGACGATCACGAGTGCGGTCCCGGTCGCGGCGGGCATCGGGTACTCAGTGGGCCAGAACGTCGTCCTCGCAGGCGGCGTCGGCGTGGCTGGGCAGCTAACCGTGACCTCGGTCAATGTCAACGGTGGCATCACCGGGGTCAGCGTGTTCGTGTCGGGGTCCTATTCGACGAGCCCGATAAACCCGGTCCCGGAAGCGTCCGGCGCCGGCGCTACGTTCAACCTGACCTTGAGCTCGGCCGTGGATCAGAAGGTCCTGCTCACGAACCAAGAATTTGCCATCCTAGCCTACGTGCGCAGTGCCGTTGCGACCGAGCCGGCGATCTGGGATTCGCAGTTCACGCAGGCGGTGATCCAGCGGCTCGGAGCTAGGCTAGTCTATGCCCTGACCGGCGACAAGGCCTTGGCCAACGAGCGCACTAAGTACGCCAACGAGATCATCATCGCGGCGCGGAATACCGACGGTAACGAGGGCCTGACCGTCAACGACGTGACGCCGGACTGGATCAGGTCCCGGGGGATCTCCTATCCCACGGACTTTGGCTGGAGCCCGAATATGGGCTTCGATTGGGGACAACTGCTAACGATCTATTAGGTGTGTCGTGGCCCAGGCGCTTATCCAGACCAGCTTCTTCGGAGGCGAGCTCTCGCAAAACCTCTATGGCACCGTGGACCTTGCGATCTACAAGAAGTCCGCGGCGCTGATGAGGAACTTCTACCCGGACTATCGGGGCGGCGCAAGCACGAGGTTCGGCACGAAATACGTGCTGACCGCCTACAACTCTGCGTTCCCTGTCCGGCTGATCCCGTTCGAGGCAAGCTTCAACGTCTCGTACGTGATGGAGTTCGGCCAGAACTACATCCGCTTTCATACCAACGGAGGACCTGTCCTTGAGGCTACGGCGGCGATTTCTGGAGTCAACGTCTCAGGCCATACTATCTCGTCCGCGGGAACCTACATCGCCGGCGACTGGATATTCGTTACCGATATCGTTGGGGTCAATGGAATCAACGGCAACTACTACATCGTCACTAACAGTGCTTCTCCCTATACTGTCACTGATCTATACGGCAATACGCCCGTGTGGTCTGGAAGCTACTCCTCTGGTGGCACCACCGCTCGGGTCTATACTATCACGTCTCCGTGGCTAGGCGCGGACTTGGCGCTGGTGAAGTTTGCCCAGAACGTCCAGTTCATGGTGCTTTGCCACCCGAACTACCCTGCGCAGCTGTTGACCTTCTCCGGTCCGACGAGTTGGACACTGAACACGATCACCTTTGGCTCGACGATCCAGGCGCCAACGGGGATCAGTGTGGTGCAGGCGGCCTCATCACCGGCGGGCTGGGACACGGCATACGTTGTGACAGCGGTCGACGCCAACGGTCAAGAAAGCACGGCTTCCGCCCAGGCCCTATTGTCGAACAAAGACGGCATCGGCATGCAGTCTACGGCGATGACCAACACCCTAAGCTGGTCGGCAGTGTCCGGCGCGATCTATTACAACATCTATCGCGCCCCGGTCTGCGATCACAGCGTCGGCATCCCGGCCGGCACGCTGTATGGGCTGATCGCAAGCACCCAAGGGACTTCCTTTGTCGACAATTCTTCTGGCACGGGGGCGCTGAACACCCCGGCGCCGAACTTCTCGATAACTCCGCCGAACCCGCAGAATCCGTTCCTCGGTGGCCCGGTGGTTGGCGCCACGATCACCACGCCCGGGACCTATAATGCCTCGGTACCAACGGTGACCTTCGCGGCGCCGCCACAGGGTGCAACGGCGCTGGGCGTGGTTTCGTTGGGCCTGACCTCATTTGCTGTGGGCTCTGGCGGCGCTGGCTATACCGTCGGGGCCTCGGTGTCGTTCAAGAACGGCGTGGTGCTCATCGTCCAGAGCATCGGTGGTGGCGGCGCCATAACCGCGTTCCAGCCGCTAACCTTCCCTGGTTCGTCGGCCGGGTCGATCACCAGCGGCAACCCACCGGGCTCGATGACAGCGTTGACCGGCAACGTCCCTGCCACCATCAACACGCTGAACTGGGGTGTGAACTCGATCCAGATCACGGCGCCGGGCACGGGGTATCTCACGCCGCCAGCAGTGACCTTTTCGTCGGGTGCAGCGGCGGCGACCGCCGTGCTCGGTCCGCAGGGCGGCAACCCATCGGTGCCTTGTTACTTCCAGCAGCGCCTCGTCCTCGCGGCACCGCAGACCGCGCCGCAGACGCTTTACTTCAGCATCCCGGGCTCGCCGTATAACTTCAACACTCATCAGATCATCCAGGCCAACGATGCCATCACTGCGCCGCTGGTGTCCAAGGAGCTAAACACTATCAAATCGATGCTCCCGATGCCCGCGGGGCTGGTGGTCCTGACCTCGTCGTCGTCGTGGCTGATCAATGGAGGCTCCGGTGCAGGATCCCCGATTTCCCCGATCAACATCTCCGCTCAGTCACAGGCTTACAGCGGCGCCAACGACGTGCCGCCTACTATACCAAGCGACGATATCCTCTATGTACAATCAAAGGGGGCTATCGTCCGCGATCTCAGGTTCAATTTCTACTCCGCCGTATATACTGGAACTGACATTTCTGTGCTCTCCGAGCACCTATTCTTTGGATACAAAATCCCTGAGTGGGCCTGGGCCGAAGAACCCTTTAAGCTTGTCTGGGCTGTGCGAAGCGATGGGCATCTGCTTTCACTGACTTTCTCGAAAGAGCAAGAACTGTATGGATGGGCACAACATGACACGCTGGGGAGCTTCAAATCAGTCACCAGCATCCATGAGTCGGCGGCGGGCAATGACGTGGATGCCGTTTACTTCGTTGTCGAGCGAGTCGTCAATGGGCACACTCTCAAGTACATCGAGCGAATGGCCGATCGCTACATGCCCGGCGGCCTCGTCGATGCCTGGTGCCTCGACTGCGCCACCGCCGGAACCGGCCCCGCGACCGTCTTCACCGGGCTCCAGCAGCTAGAAGGCCGGACCGTTACCGCGCTGGCAGATGGCGTGCCTGTGACCGGCCTGACGGTCACGAATGGGACGATCACCCTGCCGCAGTCCGCCACGAAGGTCCTTGCCGGCCTGCCTTATGTTCCGCAGTTAGGAACCCTCCCGCTCGACATCGGCCAGCCAACGATTCAGGGGAAGCGCAAGCGAGTCGGCCCGGCGTCAATCAAGGTACGGGAAACCCGGGGGCTATCCGCCGGGCGAAGCCTCTCGACCTTGATCCCCATCAAGGACGCCGGGCCACCTATGCTTGCGCCATTCCCGACGATGATCTTCGGCGACGAATGGTTCAACATCGATCCGCTCTACGATGTCTACGGACAGGTGTACTTTCAGCAGTCGAACCCGTGGCCGGCGACGATCTTGGCGTGGATTCCCGATGCCAGCGTGGGAGACACGGCCAAATGATCCACGTCGAGCCGTTGCGATCTTACGACGCTAGGCTTGCCGAGCAGGTTGGTGTGGCCGGCGAGCAGGCGGTCACTCTGTTCAAGTGCATATCCATGTCTGCGAAGGCCTGGGTGGGCTATGTCGACGCTGTCCCGGCGTGTATGTGGGGGCTGGTGCCGCCGACGCTGCTGTCGGAGCGGGCCTACCTCTGGCTGCTCACGACCGATCTCGTTGGCGAGCACAAGTTCTGCTTCGTCCGGCACTCGCAGATGGAAATGAAGAAGATGCTCGAAGAGTACCCGGTGATCGTCGGGGACTGCGATGTTCGGCATCGGGACACGAAGAACTGGCTCGAATGGCTTGGCGCAAAGTTCAGTACGGAGCCGGGGCCGTACGTGTCATTCACGATAGCGAGGAAATGATGGATCCATTTAGCATAGCCGCCGCCAGCATGGCCGCTACCGCCGGGGCCGGTGTTATTAAGGCCGCTGGTGACATCATGGGTGGCAGCGCCCAGTCTTCGATGTACCAGTATCAGGCTGGCATCGCCCAGATGAACGCCCAGATCGCCAAGCAGAATGCGGTCTACGCCCGACAGAAAGGCGAGCTCGATGCATTTCGGAGCGGGCTGAAGACCGCCCAGCAAATTGGGCAGATAACTGCGGGGCAGGCGGCCTCGGGGATCGATGTCAATCGGGGCTCGGCGGTGGCTGTTCGCGGTTCCCAGCAACGGATCGGTGACTTCGACCAGTCGATCATCCGGGCCAATGCGTCCAAGGAAGCCTATGGCTACCGTGTCCAAGGAATTATGGACACGGCGCAGTCCACAATCGACCAGTTTGCGGCCCGAGAGTCAACGACCGCCGGCTATATCGGCGCCGCTGGCTCATTGCTCGGCGCCGCCGGCAGCGTTGGTAGTCAGTGGATGACTGCGAAGAGGGTTGGTATAGAACCACAGACAGAGACCAGTAGCATTTGGAGCTAGCCAATGCCCCAGGTTCCATACAATCCCGTTCCCGATGTCGGCCTGACCGGCTCTACGCCCAGGGTCGGCGTCAGCACCCCAGAGGCCGCGTTCGGTGGAGGCATTGCCCGGGCCACCGAAGGCTTTGGCGGTCAGCTTGCCGGAGTGGGCCATGAACTCTTCCAGCGCGCCGTGCAGTTTCAGGAGCTTCGGAACGAGACCGACGCCAACAACGCTGCCACTGATTTCATGGGCAAGATTGGGGAGAGCTACGAGAAATACAAACTTCAGCTAGGGAACAATGTCAACTCGGGCACCCTGAAAGCCCAGACCGCTGGCAACAAAGCCCTCTACGACCAGTACCGAGCGGGTCTGGCCAACGACGCTGCCCGCCGAGCATTTGACAGCAAAGCCCTTAGCACCCTTCGGTACTATGACGCCCATGCCGTAGGGCACACCGCGACCCAGACGCGGGAAGCCTTTATCGGCAGTGCGGAGGCCCATCTGGGCCAAATCGACAAGAAGCTCCAGCAAGCGACGAGCTTGGATGCCCTCGATGCCGCCAAAGAGGAATCCCGTGGTGTCTATCATGACCTCGCCCGGGCCCGCGGCTGGAGTCCGGTGCAGGAAAAGAACGAGTTCGAGGATCACGAAAGCAAGCTGATGGGCACCCACGTCAAGGCCATCGCGAACCACGATTGGGACATGGCCGGCAAGCTCTTGGACAAGTACGGCCCGTCGATGAATGACAAGGACTTCGGGCCGGCGCAGGCTTACCTTTTCGCCAAGCAGAGCGGGCCGGTGGCTCGGGGCATAGCCGACCGATCCACGTCGCACATGGAAGGCACAAGCTACCCGCCATCGGCCAAGGCCGAAGAGGTCGAAATGATCGAGCGCGGCGACAAGAACGGCGGCGAGCTCGTTCGCCAGGGCTGGCTGTCCGGGATCGATCAGCAGGTCATCCATGTCGAGCGGGGGCCGGCACAGCCGATGACCGGCGACCCAAGGTTCATGCGTCCGGGCGGCAGCTTCGACATCGCCGTGACCGACAAGGACGATGCGCTCGAGAAGTACCGGAGCCTAGCCGACGCCATGGGCCTCACGGCAAGCTTCGAGAAAACCGATCAGGGCATCCGGATGAGCATCGACCCGTACGACTCCCGCAAAATAGCTCCGCCGATGCCGGAGTCATTTGCCAGCCGGTCGGCCCGCGGGCAGAAATACTCGGTTGACAACTACGGCCAGAACCCGCGGCAGGAGATCGCGACCGTGAACGCTATCTCCTCTCAGTTCAACCAGAAAGCCCATATGGCCAACCAGCAAAAACAACAGGACATGAACTCGTTCTGGAACGCTGCTAAGGCCAAGGATAACCAGCCCAAGGCGCAGAACGTTGAGGAAATGTTCGTCCGGCACCCCGAGCTTGCGGACAAGTATTACGAGTTCAGCGCCCAGCATCCACAGGAGGCTGATCGGTTCGAGCGGGCTCTTGCCCGAAAGTCCGCTATGACCAACGATCCCTACGAGGTCGATCGGTTTCGACGGATGTCGGACTTGGAGCTTTCCGCCGTGAGCCTCGCTGACATCATCGACAACGGCAAGCTCACCGATGCCACCAAGAGCCACATCCTTGATCGGCAGGTTCGAAACGAACGGCGGGCAGGCGAGCCGCTTCAGCTTACCCGGGCACTGTCGTTCCTACGTGATGCTGGGCTCGGCCCAGATCAGTTGAACCCCGATGCCAAGCAGCGCTACCGGGAATCCCTGGAGGTCTGGGTCGAGGCCTATATCCAGAAGAACAAAACCATGCCGGATCGAGAAGCGCTCATGAAGATCGGCCGGCAGATCGGCAGCGAAGTGGTCATCCCCGGGATCTTTGGTAGCAGTCTGTTTAGCTCCAAAGAGCCGTTCTATATGCAGATGCCGACCGATTCCGAGAAACAAGTCATCGAGACCGAGCTTCGAAACGAACTCGGTATGGAGCACCCATCTGAGGGCGAGATTGTCCATGCTTGGCGGATTCGGAAGCGCCTTCAGCAGTTCGAGAAAGAAGACATCGAGCGCCAGCGCCGAGTGTCCGCCATCGAAGACGCCTTCGCGACGCCGGTTTCGTACCCGATCCCCGTTAGGCCGGGAGCCACGCCGACGGTTCCTGCACCGGGGCCGGAAGCACCGCCGACTCCGGCGATTGTGCCGGCATCTACTGCGCCGTTCCTTGGTGGCGAGCGCCAGCCTGGACAGAGGCTCTCCGAAGCTGAGGTCGCTGCACAGGAACAGGAGATTGCTGGGCGCCCTGCCGAGCGCGAGAGGCAAAGGGCTGAGTTCCTGCGGAGACCATTAGGTGGCGGGCCGGCCGCTGTTCCGAGGCCTGGGCTGGCCGAGCACATAGCCGCACAGCAAGCACAGATCCGCCAGTCCCGGCTGGAGCTTCTTGATCGCCAGGAAGCTTATGCTAGGGACAAGATCAGGTCCGTCGTACATCGTGATCGAGAACTGGCCCGGATCAAGCGTGAACGGGAGGCACTCCGATAATGGCCACTCCCGACGAACTCAATCTTTGGCGCCAAGCCTTCGGCGGTCGTACCGCTGCCATCCAGATGTACAACCAAGGCGCCCAAGAGGCCGACCCGGACGAGGCGGCGAAGGCCTTACGGCTCGGCCGCGAAACCGGCCTCCAGCCTCAGTTTATCTACGGCGATGATGGCGCCTTCGAGCGGACCTACAAAACCGCGCTGGACAACGACATCATAGCCAACGATGCCCGGGTGCAGCGGTATCTCGGCGCCAATCCCATGCACGCCAAGATCTCCAACGATGACATAGGCGGGCTCGCACAGGTGAGCCAGCACTATGACCGGTACCTGGCCTCCACCGAACGTCCATGGTACAGCCTGCTTGCCCGAGGCGTTGCCCGTGGCATGGGCGAGGGTGGGTCCAGCGCCCTTGACGCCCTTGGGTATCTGTCCGGCTCGGCCGAGATGAGGGCGATCGCCAACCGGCTCCAGCAGGCCACGACGGACTTGGTCCCAATGTCCGATGCCGAGCAGCGAAGCATCTCGGCACGGATCGGCGGGCTGGTTGGCGGCCTGCTCGATATCGCCCCGGCGGCGCTGTTGCCAGAAGTCGCTGCCCTTGGCACGGCTGGTGCGTTCATGGGCTTGGTGTCCGGCTCGGAGCAGCTTAAGGCCGCTGAGGCCGCTGGCAAGCCTGGGGGTGCCCCATTCGCTGCGGGCGCTGCCACTGGTGCGATCCTTGGGGTGCTGCCTTTGGGCGCCATCGGCCGGACCGCCGGCCTCGCTAAGAAAGCCGGCATCGGCGCCGTGACCATGACCGCCGTCGGCGAAGGCCAGGAGGCGATCAACCAGGCCATCGCCAAGGAGTTCTACAACCCGGCCGCGACATATCAGCCTGATCTCGAACGGGCCATCGCTTCGGGCTTGGTTGGTGGCCTGCTTGGCGGCGCTCATGCGGCATTCTTCCGGGCCGGCGAGAAGCCACCGCCGGGAGCCGACAAGACCACAGACAAGGCCTACACCGAGGACGCGAAGCAGAGCGCCGAGGATTATAAGACCTTAGTCACGGAAATCCGGGCCCGGCCGACGTACCAGCGCTCGCCTGAGGCAATGGCAAGCCTTCTCGAAGGCGACAAGACCCATGCGCTTTCGGCCGATGGCCTGCGCCTTGTCTATCCGGAGGGCGAATTCCCCCGGCCCGGTGACGGCAAGCTCGGCGACATCGAAGAGGTCGTACAAGGGTTCGTGCCCGGGACGGTTTCAAGCATCGAGATCCCGCTGAACAAATGGGTGACTCGGGTTCCCGAGACGCTTCAGGACGAGCTTGCCGATCACCTAATCCATTCGCGGGATGGGATCTCGGTCGATCAAGGGGAGAAGCTCAAAGAGGCGGAGCCTCCAAAGGCCGAGGAGGCTGAGGCTGCGAAGCCCGTCCAGACCCTGGCCGAAGCCGTGCTCGACATCGTTAAGCGCGCTGCCGGCCTTGACGAGAAGACTGTGACCGGCATCGACGACATCATCCGCGAGACCCTTCCAAAGGATGCCCGGGAGGCCTACGACGAGAAGATCGCCAAGCAAGACGCCGAGGACGAGGCCTGGCTCCGTCGCCAGCAAGAGCGAATCGCCCGGGCCCGGCAGACCAAAGAATGGAAAGAAGAAGCCCTCAAGATCCGCAAAGAAGTCAAGGAGCAAATCGACGATCGATCCGATGTGGCGTTGGACAACTACCTACGCCAGGGCGTGATTCGAGAAGGGACAATCCGGCGAATCAGGTACAAGATCAACACTGACGATCTGACCGGCGAGCAGATGAAGGGGATCCCCGAGGAGTTTCTCTCTAAGGAACTCGGCAAAGGCGTCAAGCCTGAGGACCTCGCCAATGCCTTCGGCTACCCGTCCGCAGAAGCGATGCTCAACGATCTGCGCCACATGGAAGAGATCCGGCGCCGACATGGGATCGGCCCTGATGAGTGGCGCAGCCGGACCATCGAGGCCGAGGTCGAGGCCCGCATGGAGGAAAAGTTCGGCCCGCTCGAAGGAAACATCGTCCGGGAGATGGAATCGTTCGTGTACTCCCCCACGATCCTTGAGCGGCTGCACGCCCAGGTGTTAAACCTCGGCAAGTCTCTCGGAGTCGACCTCGAAGATTACCCAACCTTCAAGCGCGGCATACAGGTCGCGTTCGACAAGATGCCGGTTAGGACGATCTCATCGAAAAGGCTCATGCTCGGCGCTCAGTTCGCGGCCCGGGGTCTTGAGAGGGAACTCCTCGCTGGCAACGCCGCCGGTGCACTGGAGGCCCGGATGCGAAACATGGCCGCGCTGCATCTGGCGAACCTCGCAAAGAAATACGAATCCATGCGGGAGGTCTTTGATGCCGCCGCAAAGAAGAATTCCAACCGGGAGCGGGCCGGGATCGGCCACGACTATATGGCCTTCATCCACCAGATCATGACCAAGGTGGGCCTGTTCGTCGACCGGAGTCCGGAGGATCTCCAGAAGCAGTTCGATTCGATGGTGAGCGGCCCAGACCTCGAAGCATTCTACAAAGACAAAATCGCCACCGAGCAGCCGCACCTGTACGTTGCCGACTTCTTGCGGGACCCGCAGTTTCTGGCGAACGTCGATCACCTGACATTCGAGGAGTTTGAGGCGGTTCACAACACATTCAAATCGATGGAGCACGCCGCCCGGGACGAAAACAACATCATCGTCAAGGGCGAGAAGCGCGACCGGCGCCGCGTCGAGCAGGCCTTCATAAACCTCCTCGAAACATTCGGGCGCCGCGACCAGCCCTACAACAAGACCCTGTTCGGCAAGACTATAGACACCCTTGAGTCCGGTCTAGCCCAGCTGATGCAATTCGAAGCTTGGCTTTCGCGCCTCGACCGCGGCGATACCCGAAATGGGGTGTTCACGAATACGTTTGGCAAACCCAGCGCAGCCGCCGCGGCCTACGAACGAAGGCTCGGCCGTGAGGTCGGCGAGCAGTTAGCGAAGCTCCCAAAGTTCAGCATGAAAGACCGGGTCTCTATCCCAATGGTTCTCGGCGTTAATCGCACCACGCCGCTGGACATGAACGTCGGCAATCTAGTCCGCATTATCATAAACATGGGCACCCACAGTAATTGGGAAAAGCTCTACCGCGGCGAAGCTCTGTGGGCTGGGATCACGGACCGTGAAGCCCAGGACGCCTATGGCCGGGCGCTGGAGGCAGAGGTCTTTCGGGTCGCCAAGCCCGAGCATTTCGAGTTCGCCGACGGGCTGCACAAGATCCTCCGACGGATCAAAGACCTCGATGACCAGATGGTCCGGTCGCAGAATGGCCTGCCCGTGGAGGAACTCCAGAACCGCCAGATCCGCGCCCCACACAAGACCTACGATGGAGGCTATGCCCACGTTTGGTCCGACCCACTTCGGCGGGCCCCTAACACCATAGAAGCCCAGCAGGAGGAACTCCCCTACATCCGTGCCTCAGTGCCGAGGAAATTCACCAGAGAACGCACTGGAGCAATTTACCCGGTCGATCTCAACATTAACAACTTCACGAACCAGATCCCGCAGATGCTCCATCGGGTTGCCTGGGACCCATTCATCAAGGAAGCCGGCAAGGCCTTGAGAAGCAATAACTTCCAGAACGCGGTAATCCGGACCTGGGGCGAGCGGTGGAACAATATGTCGAAGCAATGGCTCGACGACATGGCCAACCAGAAGAATCACGATACGCTGAACGGGGCGCTTACCTCGAAGGTCATCGAGACCCTGCGCACGAATCTTGTTTCGAGCCTGATCGGAGTCAACCCCGGGACCGTGATGAAGCACTTCTCGACGGCGATGATCAACTCGATAACCGAGGTCGGGCCGCACCGAATGGTGCAAGCCATGTCCCAGATGTTCAGCGGGGGCCTGCGTCGGGGCGCCAGCGTGAACAGGTTCATCGATGAGTCCAGCGAGTTCATGCGGAGCCGGCACCCGTTGTACGCTGAGACCTTTGGCGGCGGCGTCGCCTCGGCACTGGGAAAACCAACATGGCGCCAGCAAATGGCCTATTTCGGCTCGTGGATGGTAGCAACGTCCGACGCGGCGTCAGCGCGGCCGCTATGGCTCGCAGCCTATGACCGTGAGCTACGACGGCTGGCCGCTGAAGGCAAAGACATCACCGACGATAAGCTCCACGGCGTTGCGGTGGACCAGGCGGACCTTGTTGTTCGTCAAGCCCACGGATCGATGCTCCCGTCTTCGCGACCAGAACTTATGCGGCGGGGCGGACTCAGCCAGTGGTTCACCTCGCTGTATGGGTTCTTCAGCCACATCTTCCAGCGCCAATATGAGCTCGCATGGCGTTCGGCCGATGCGGCGAAGAAGGCCTACGCCGGCGACCTAAAAGAAGCCGCCAAGGACGTGCCAAGGATTTCGATGCTCTTATTCTCATACGTGCTGGCACCGGCGATCGTTGAGGAACTCGTCACGCCGCTGACCAACCAAGAGCGCGAATCCTGGGGCGCCTGGTCGGCCAAGGTCGTCGGCGGTGGCTTGGCCTCGTCGGTGCCCGTGGTTCGCGACGTGGCTCATGCGCTACTCGGTGGCCATGACCCGAGCTTGGGTCTGATGGGCACGGAGATCCACAACATCCTTCAGGCGCCGCGGGACCTTAACAAACGCGACCCGCTGAGCCACCGAAATATGGGAAAGCTCGTCGAGGACACCGCGGCACTGGCTGGTGTGGTGACCGGATTCCCGATGCAGTTGGGGCGCTCGGCACGGTTCCTGATCAACTACAACCAAGACCTCGAACACCCGCATGGGCTGGTTCAGACCCCTTGGTCACACGACCGGCGGCGCAGCCTGCTCGGCGGCCTGTGGCACGGCACCGCGGAGGTCAAGCACCGGCCTTGAAGATCTTCTGGCGGGCCTTGACATCGTACCTGATCTGTTGGATCACGCCGGACTTCTCAAGCACCTCAATGGTCTTCGTCACGGCGTAGACTGGCAGCAGAGTCCGGGCCTTTCGAACCAGCTGAGTCTCGGAGATCTCGCCCTTCTGCGATCTGATGAAATGGGCCAGTTCGTTCTGCGCCCCGGTGTCCGAGTGCGTAATCCCCTGCTCGAAGATGATCGGCATCGTGGCCTCGGCTTCGAACAGCCACTTGGTCGCCCGCTCCCAATCAGCCATGGTCAGTACCAAGCTCGGCCCCCGGTCGATCGAGCTAACCATAGCGAGCTTGAAAAAGTGGGCCAGCCGCCGGGGAAGGTAATGCGTCAGCCTCGGATGCGTTGGGGCCGGCGGATAGTCCGCGGCCCGCCAGTCTCGAACCTTTTGCTTAAAGGACTCCTCCATGTCGAACTTGCCGACGGTCGAATTGATGACCCGGATGTCGTGCTCAAGCTCCGCGGATCTGGTCCGAGCGGTCACGGCGAATATATCACGGTCGTCCTTGCGTTTGGTCGCCCAGACCAAGACTATTCGGGACGTGAACCCTTGGTCCCAGGCGGTCTGGGGAACATAGGTCATGATGTTCGACGGGGTCGTGCCAACAATCATGTTCAGCTGGGGGCGCTCCATTCGATGCTTGGTTCCTAGGGTCCGCTTGTCCTCGCCGTAGGGCACATCGGTGTCGTACAGCGTGGTCAGCAGCCCTATCATCTGGGTGTCATAGGTGGCCATAAAGGCCATTAGCTCGTCGGGCAGCAGGATCGCGGAGTTGTACTGGATCGCCGGGCCCGGCACCGGCGTCAGGATACACCGGGCCTCGGCGACGAAGTCAATCAGCGACGCGGACGAGACGTTGGTCGGCGCGATGTAGATCTTGTCGAGGTCTTGGATGAACTTCCGGGCTTCCTTGATCGCAATGGACTTCCCGATCCCTGGGGTCGACACCAGCCAAATGTACATGTTTGGCCAGATTATCCCCGAGCCGACGGTCACGGATAGCTTTTGCTGCATCACCGCCGCAAGGGTCCCGATGGCCGTCCAGCGCCGGCATATCTCAGGCGACTCCAAGTCCTTTGTGTACTCCACGAACCCCTCGATCCAAGAGGGCAGTTTCCGGTTGGCGTGTCCGTTTATCCGCAGGCTTGTAGGCTTTGAGGCCATTTGGATTGCTCCCCTCCTCGAATTTTCCCCAGTTCCATCCGGTTGCGCAGCCGTATGGAATGACGAACCTTCGGCCTCCCCGAAGTTCGATGGGAAATTCGAGTTGCTTTAATATTCTTGGTACGATCCGGTCTTCTTTCCCCTCCGGATATTGGACGACGATCGCGTCGTGGATCTGCATGAGCAGTTGGCAATCTCCGGCTCGCCAGACCTGAAGCATGCCTTGGTTCACGATATCGGCCAGCGATCCTTGCGGGTCGTAGGCGATCGCCTCTCGAAGCACGGCGGGATCGTTGCGGCGGCCCAGGAAGTGCCGCTTGCGCCCGGCCAGCGAGACCAGCACCCCAGTCTGCTGGAGCTCGCGGGCCACCCATTTGTGCCATTCCTGATGGGCCGGAAAGGCTTTGAAGTACTTGGGCTGAAACTCCTCGACTAATGTAGGATCAACCTTAGCCTGACTGGCAAGTGTCCCTGGCTTACCGCCGTAATTAGTGCCGTGACCAATTTTCTTGCACATGAAGCGTCGATCGTAATGTCGATAATACGGCTGTTCCGCAAACTTACGGTCACTGCTAGGGGTGCCCGGCCAAGGTAGGTCTGGCCACACAAGCTTTGCCACAGAAGTGTGCAGGTCGCCGCCTTCGCAAGCGTCAAGGTATCGTCCGTCTTCGAAGAGGTTGTATTCGATGGCTCCAACGACACGGGATTCTCCCTGTTCGGCGTCAAAGTAACCCATCTTCATTCCGGGGTCGGCGATGAAGATGGAGCGAAGAGACTCCTCGATGTTCTGTAGGTTGGTCCCAGTCCCGAACTCCGAGAAGCTCGAAGATAATCTTCCGGTCGTGGTCCCCCCGATGTTGTAGCTGGTCCGCATTCGGCCGTCAGGATCGATTTCGGTACTGAGCAGTGAGATCTTTTTGCTGAGCTCCCGCATAGCTTCGAGGCATCGGACAATCGGCCGGGCGATCGGGTACGCCTCCATCTTTTCGAGGGCGCCCCTGTTGACTGTTGGCCGGCCCTGGTATCTGATGACCGGAATCCGCAGCCGGTCGTAGAACAGTTCTTTCAGGTTTGGGTTGGATCGCCAGTTGAAGCCGGCGAACCCGCAGCCTTCTCGGACGATTCGCTCAAGGTTGGTTTCGAGCCGGTCGAGGCGGTTGTAGTATTCCTCCACGACTTCGGCCTGACGGGCGGTATCCACTCGTACGCCGTGTAGGCGCATTTCGAGCACCGGCGCCTGTAGATCCAGTGAGAAGCTATACGTTTTGGCGGTAGCATTATCAAGTTGCGGGAGCAGCACTTCAAGCACTTCCGCGGTGATTGCGCAGTCGAGTCCATTGTAGATCCAGTTCTTCTCGGTTAGGGAGTTGATGTCCCCAGGTTGAAGCTCGGCGGTGTTGTAGACTTTCATCTCCAACCTCTGAGTCTAATGTATCTGGCAACGTCTACGCTCCCCTTGCTTTTGCGATAGGATAACCTGCCTCTGAGCCCGACGAGATAGTAGGAAATGTCCCAAAAGCTTCTCGATAGGAATCCAAACTGCCATCGACATATGTGGCACGGATGGCAACAGCCGTGCCTGTTCCACACGACATCGAGTAGAGCTTTCATTGGTCGCACCATTCGACGAACATTTTGCCAAGCTGTAGATCAGAGTATTGCTCGAAGATTATATCCCGGATTGCCTTGCTCACAGGGTAGCCCTCGCCAATGAGTTCGGCAGCAAAGGCGTCGACCACAAGGTTTCCGGCCCTCGCCGTCTTGCATAGGTGACCGAGTTCTGTGTACTTGTCATTGCTGATCATGGCCATTCGATCTCCTCCTCGTCGTCGTCGTCGTCCCCGTCGTCGAAGTTCGGTTCTTCGTGGCCACACTCGTTGCAGATCCAGCCATCTACTTCCTTGACCATCTCGAATCCGCACTCTGGGCACTTCACTCGTCCCTCTTGATTGTCCATGTCTTTTCCCTTTCCTGCTTCCATGCCCCGTGGTCTGTATAGACCGACCCGAGGAATCCTAGTCCTTTGAGCATTTCGGGCTGTAGAGCGTGGTGGAGGAGCATGGTATCGTGCTCGGCTCCTCGAACTCTGATTCCGTACGATCGCGAAAGAAAGGCAATATCGTAGAGGCCATTCTGGAAGACCTTAGGCGGTCTCTCTCGTTGGCAAACATTACGTATGATTTTCCACACTGCGCACTCTGCTTCCAGAGATGGCCAATAAGACCGTCCAGATCGGCGATAGTCATGGATTGGCACAACGACTGCAAGACCTTTGAGGGGAGCGAATCCAATGCATGTAATCTGGCTTCCGCTAGTCTCAATGTCGATTGCAAGGCGCTCAGCTTTAGCAAGAGTTCCAGTTGCGAGGTCTTGGAGTTCTTCGACGGTTTCCGGGACATAGATCATTACCTCTGGTCTGCGGATTTCTGGAAACGCACACTCTCGTTGGGCTTTGGCAAGATCAATAACCGTGATGGGGCGTAGCTCCCATTGCCGCATGATTGCAGCAGGGTGATACGTGGGAAGAACCTTGAATCCAGTCGCAGTGTGAGTTGATAAGGCGGTAGTTCCCCGATATTTGGATATTGCTGTCTTACCAAGTAATGCCCACATTGCCGTATTACCCAGAGTAACCACCAGATTTGGGTTCTCTGCCACCAGTTCGGCTGCCAGCCGGGTGAGCTCGGGCTGGAACTCGGCTCGGACATATCCCCCTCTCCAGTGCTTGTATGTTGGGCGTGATGTGAGAAGCTGCGGGTAGCCTTCGATGGACTCGGACTTCGGGCCGCAGACCGCTGAGATGTCGTTCAGCGGCGGCCGGAAGTTGAACACGTTGGTCAGGTAGCAATCGGTGCGGCGGATGCCGGCGTGGGCCAGCATCTGGGTCAGGTGATAGCCGGCAGCGCCGACGAAGGGGGCCTTCTCGCGATCTTCGTCAGCGCCCCAGGCTTCACCGATCAGGAATAGATCGGGCATTGATTCCTCTTGGGCCGCCGGCCGGGAGGAACGGGGCCAACCGCACTCCCGGCCGATTTCGATGGCTCTGCACCACCGGGCATTGTGGGGACAGTCGCATACTGGGCTTAGTTGCTCCCTGCCCCACAATCTGGTTACAGCTTCACAGAACGGGAATAGTTAGCATAGAGATTCCCGGTGTTCCGTTTGTCTGGGACGTGGACCAGTTCGATGCCGACCTCGGCGTTCACGGCCGCCTCGACACGGGCGCCCATGATGCCCGGCTCGACACCGCAGTTGTCCAGGAAGTTCTTCAACTCCCAGGCAGCGCGGTGCCCGCCGTCGCGGTTCGTCGGGTCGAGCCAGAAGGTGTGCCGAATGGTCCTACCGTTGAGACCGCCGGCAGCGGCCAGGGCCTCCTCGTCAACGGCGTCAATGACGCCAGTGAGGCCGAAGACCACCTCAACAACCGGGGTGCCGGACTTCTCGAAGATCCCTTCCTTGATGTCCTGCACAACGGCAGAGTAGGTCCCTGTCGGCAACGGCTTCGGCCGATCAATGTCGTCCGAATGCATGCCGAGGATGTCGGTAAAGTTCGGGCGCTCGATTCTCGTCTTCATTTTCTAACTCCAAGGGTTCGCTTCACTGGGATGAGTGTCTTTGGTTCGGTTGGTTTCGGTTCTGTTCGCTTTGCTTCGATTGCTTCTCCATCTTGCTCTCTCAGAACTTTGAAGAACTCGGCCAGCCCTGTTTCCAGCGGGTAGCTTGGAAGCATGGCGAAGGGCTTCGGGTTCTTTAGGTCGATCATTGCAGTTGAGGCGGTCTTTATCGTGCGCTTACCTCCCGGGCCAGTTTGACATAGGGCGACCGAGTTGAAGTAACTCGGGATCGTTGGGGAAATGGCTGAGCCGATCGCTGTCGGGTAGCCTTTCTTTGTTCCGTCGGGATTGTCCACGTACTTGATATGCGAGATCACGATGACGTTGGTTTGGAACCAGTCGCTCTTGAGGAATTGTAGGAACTTCTCGACCGCGGACTGGGCGTTGTAGTAGACCGTCCGGTTGTCGTACTTATCGGCCGGCCGGCCCTTAGCGACGAGGGGCTCGCACCAATCGAAGACCGCCTCGGAGAAGAAGGTCAACGAGTCCAGCACAAAGATACACTCGGGCCCCCATTCTGCCGGCACGCCGAGATCGACATCGCCGTACTTCCAGTGGTCCAACATCTTGAGGCCGTCGGGATATGCCCGCGGCACCCCTTCGATAACCGGGCCGGACGGAGTTGCCCTTAGCTTGTCGTTGAGGGTTCGGTACTCGACGTTGTTGATTTTGTCGGGGCATTCTTTTCGGGCATACTGCTTGAGAGACTCCAGGCCGTTGTCATAGTCGAGGATTCTAAGCTTATAGCCGGCCGCAACAAGGGATGCGAGAGACCCTGTCTTACCGCTTCCGCTATCGCCTTCCAGAAGCATCTTGGTGTAGTCATTGGATTGATGTTGGCTGAGGAGGGGCATTGACGAGTACCTCGGTATAGAGCGTTAGCAGGTCGCCTTCGCGGACATCGGCGTGGGACGAGACGGGGATCACAAGCACGAGCCCCGGCAGCGCAAGTGCGAACTCGAAGCCGGTGGCGGTGCGCCGTATCCCCTTGACCGGGAACTTGCCGAGTTCGAGCTTGAACCTTACCTTACCTTGAGCGGGTTCCATGGCTCCTCCTGTGTGAAGTCGTTGTCGAGGAACATCTGTCGTGAGCTTGGGGACTTAGAGCAGATCCCACGAAAGCGACAGCCTCCGAACTTATCACAAGCGGTATCGTTCTGAGGCCAATATCCTTCGACGGCATACCGCTCAAATGTCCTAAGATGAACGTGCAGGTCACGAACCCATTCTTCGATCTGATCTGGGCTTCGGTACGAAACACCTCGGACGAATTTGCTGCCGTTAACAGCAACTTGAGCAACATCGATGAGCACTCCCGTGATTTGGGATCGCAGGACAACTTGGCCGGCGTAGGCGTACAGGGTCATTTGGTTATCGGGGTCGTACTTCTTGAAGTAGTACGGGCCCGGAGTCTGTGTCGTGGTCTTGCGGTCCATGATGAACAGGCCGTCGTTGTAGTTGACGATCCGGTCGAGGTGGCCGCAGAGGATATACGGCTGGTCTGCGACGATGCCCTTGTTTGTGCTGTGCCTTGTTTCTGGTGTTGCTTGGGGGCCGAAGTCGAGCTCGAACCGGAAGCTCTGCTCCACCGCTGGCTTGCCGTCGGTCTTGATGTAGGTTTGGGCGGCGTCGTTCTTGAACTCCTCAAGGTACCAGATCACGGTTCGGAGGAGGTTTTCCTTGGTCTTGACCTTCTCCGAGGGCTTTGCGTACTCGCCGTCCGGGTCTTTGTAGTCCTTGAGTCGCTCGACGAGATCGGCCACGGCAAGGTGCTCAGCCTCGTCGTGATCGGCGCCGGCGGCCCGAAAGTAGTCGTATTCTTCGAGCGCGGTGTGATACTCGATGCCGAAGCGGAGATGAACGCTTTCGTCTTTGGGCCGATAGCCGCAGAGCATGTTGTAGTAGTAGAGCCGGGGACAGGTCTTGGCCCAGCCGAGGCTCGTTGAGTCCCAGGCGAATTGGATGTTGGTTCCGGACAGGAACGGCGAATCTTCGGGTTGGTCGAGCATCAGAGTTTCCTTCGGATATTCGCGACCGGGGCTTTGGGCAGGGCGAACTCTTCTTCGAGCGCGCTGGTGTCAGCGGCCTTGGGCTTTTCCTTGACGGCTTTGCCTCCTGAGGTAAATCGTATGCGGGCTTCACGCTGGGCGCGGATGATTTCCTTTATGTCGTTATCGGTCCAATCCTCGGGTGCTGTGTCGCTCACGTCGTTTCTCCAAGTAGTTGTGCAGAAGCTGGCGTAGCTCCGCGGACCAGCCCCAGCCGAACAGGCGCTCCATTTCAGCCACGTCGGCGTCGTAGAGGTTCAGGGTGACCTTGCGCAGGTCAGAGCGAGTCAAGGTCAGCCTCCGTCACGGGGCGGATCTCCGAGAACTCGATCCGCTTGAGGAACACCCATTCGGGGTCCTGCGCAAGCAGGCATTGAAGGGCGTAAAGATCCTCATCGCCCTCCCGGGCCCGGACGTGGTAGAGTCTGGACATCAGGCTCCGCTGGTTATCGGTCCGAATGGCAAGCCCCAAGGGCTGCTCTAGGGCGCGGTACCAAAGCGTCAAGGCTTCCTGCTCTGAGATCATTCTTCAGGTTCCTTCTCGTATAGTTTCGCTAGCGATTGGATCACGAGTTGATCCGGGTTTAGCGAAGTCTCTAGGTAAAGGTACCATTTGCCGTCTTCCTGCTCCCGTCTGATCCGGGCGACTAGCCTGTCGTAGGCACTCTTACCGAACAGTGGATGATCGGGGGCGTAGGTTTTTCGATTATCGTCCCGGTCCATCTGGCGGGCATAGTTCAGGCGGAACCGGAAATGCTTTGCCTGCTCCTCGGTGTCGAACTGGATACGGATGCCGACGCTGTCTGCCAGGGCCTGATCGAAGGCGTCGTATGCGTCGGCGTATGCAAGCCGGGTTGTAGGAAGGCTCATTGGATCCCTGCCGAGTTGACATAGACCAGGGTTTGCTTCGCCCGGGTGTCGATAACGTAGCGGAGATTGTCCTCTTGGGACTGGCCGTCATGGATCAAGTGCCGGTCGAGGTGGTACACGATGTCCCACTCGAGGCCTTTGGCCTTGTGCCCGGTCAGCAGGTGGATCGAGCCTTCGAGCTTGAACAGGTACTCGGCGTAGGCGATTGCCTGGGAAAGATTGCTGCCCATGCGGGCGAACACCCTCATGGCCTCGGCAATGTCGGCGGCGGACTCGGAGCCGCGTTCGCGCTTTTCATTCTCCCATATGTCGATGGCGCTAAAGAGCAGATCCTGTTCCATATCCGGGTCGCCGAGCTTGTGCATGATGCCGATCAGCCTCGGTCCAATGTCCGAGCCGACCACCTTCACCGGGCGGCCTGCCCCGATAAGCTCAAACGCCAGCTTGAACAGCGGAGCATTGTTGCGGCAGATGATGGCCGAGTCCTCGGCAAAGTCTTGGAGGCGTATGTTAGCTAGGGTATGAATGTGCCCGCCGGGCTTAAATGCCTTGAAGGCCGGCACCCGCCACCGGACGTTGTTTACGATCGTTTCGGGGCATCTAAAGCTAATCGAGAGCCGCGCCGGCGCCATGGAAAACTCATTCCGAGCTCGATCCATACAGTTTTGCATCGCGCCCCGGAAGGCGTAAATGGATTGGTAAGGATCCCCGACCGATATGAACCGACTACCACTGAGCTTTCGGAGCATTTCATAGTTCGTGGGGTTGAAGTCTTGTTGCTCGTCGACCAAGACAACCGGAAACTTTGGGAATGCTCCTCCGAACAGTGCGGGCATGTATACTTGATCGTTAAAGTCGATAAACCCATCGTAGGCGGTCCTTATGCTTTGGTCCAGAAGCCTGTCCGTTAGCCGTTCGACCAGCGCGATCGGCTCCTCCTCTTGCTGGGCCCAGAACTCGGCGGCGTCAATCAGGCACTTGGCGTCCTCCCACTTTGCAGGGACGTAGCCTTTGGCCTTTGCCATCGCCGTGGCCTGGAGCACTTCGTGGTAGCAGTCCCAAGCAGGCTTCTGTTCGACCTTCGGGAGTTCTTTGATTATCTTGGACAGCAACCCGTTGCATTTCCTAGGGTCGACGGTTAGCTTCTTGTTCTGCGCTTGGCTCCAAACCCGGTGGCCCAGTCCATTGACGGTCCGCACGGTCGCGGTCCGCCTGAAGCGCTGCTCCATTTCCTCTTTGATCCGGACATTGAACGCAAGACAAAGTATTGGGCAGTCGAGGCTTTGCTCGATCAGGCCGAGCATGTGGGTTTTGCCGGTGCCGGCGTAGGACTCGATTTGGATATTATCGGTTCCGCTGTGTACGAGGTCGAGGATTTCGGTCTGCTCTGCGGTGGGCTTGGGTTGCTCTGTGGTCATTGTAGCCTCTTTGTGGCCAACGATATAAGGCTATGTTGCATCTTCTTGAAGTTCTCACTGACAGCGAGCCAACGAAGCGCCTGTTCGTGTTGGTCGTTGGCGTTTTCGAGATGGGCAATGGTTGCCGCTTCCTCTTGGGCTTTGCGGAGGTATTCGGTAAGGCGGGCGAAGCACTCGCCGACGGTCGGGACGGTGGTCATACTTTATCCATTGTTTCGATGTGCCTGCGGCGGCATTCCTCCGAACATTGATATTCCTTGCAGGTTGGACATTGATACTTGACGTTCTCAAACTTCTTGCCGCAGATATAGCAGTGCATTTGGATGGCGTTCTCGTCCTTTTGGGTCATTTGCCGCTCCGGTGCTTCAGCGACCAAGCACAGAGGATCGCTGCGAGTTGGTGGATCTCTGGCTTGCCCTCGCCCCAACCTTCCGTGGCGAGGATCGCCTTGCAGTAGTCCATCATGGGGATGTAGCCGATCTCGGACGTGATCTCGGCCAGCACGTCGATGGGTTCGTTGGTGCGCCGGACCGCATCGTCCAGCGCGGCCATGTCGACCTGGGGCTTTGGAGCGTAGTCATCGTAGGGCAGCCGCCGGATTTGGTCCTCGATGGCCTTCAGTTCCTTGGGCATTGGAAAAGGTCGTTCGGTCATTGCTTTGCTCTCTTTCGCAGTCGGAAGTCCTTTATGTGGCCAAACGAGGCTCTAATCTGGCCTTCGGTACGAGATAGATCCTTCCTTGCGTCGTCGATAGCTTCTGATAGGGTTTCATTGGAGAAGCAGTAGATAGTTGTGGCTGCCGACGACACAATCCACCTTGCTTCTAACAGATTATGTTGCTGAAGTATTCGCACGACAGCAATCAGATCAGCCTCGAGTGTCTGTTTCATACATATCCTTTCGGCGGCATCGGCATCTTCCTCTGACGCCGCCATTGCAGTCAGAACTTGAGAGGTCGCACAGTTGACCAAACTGAACTGCTGCGCCGAGACACGGCACAGGTAAGACGTAGAGCGTCGCTGCGTCGCGGTCCGAGTAGAATCCGACCCATAAATCGTACCAAGCGAAGACGAGGCGAAACTTCATGGCGTCGGCGCCGGCACGACGCATCTTGATAGCAGTTCATCGACATGGCGCTGGTATGCCATCTGCTCTTTGAAGTTGTTGTCCCTCATCTCGCCGGCCCTCAGCAGAGCGTAGAAGGTAAACACCATCATGGCGACATTCGCCGCGATCAGCGCAAGCATGGCGGCATTGCCTCTGAACACGTCGATGAAGCTGCGAGCGGTTTGGCCCGCTTCTTCTGAAACGCCGGGGTTCATCATAGCTTAGCCAGTACCGCTTCGAAGGCGAGACGGGTTTTCTGCCCAAAGAAACCGTCTACCGTCAGACCTAGCTTTTCTTGGAGCTTCGTTACTGCGTCTCGGGTGTGCTCGCCATAGACACCATCGACGACTAGGGGCGGTTCGAGGCTCAAGTAATTGTTGAGCGTGCCTTGCAGCCACTTCGTCACGTTGGGATCGAACGCGGCGATCGCACCGGCTGCAATGTGGAGCGCCGAGGCCGCTTTGGGGAACAGCCTCGCACCCTCGGTTTCCAGCAGGCCTGCTACTGGTGCCGCTAGCTCTTTGAGCTTGGATATCAGGTCCTCGTTGGAAGACGAGATATCGATGATCGACTTGATCGTCGGCCCCCATTGGAAGGCCAGCTGCATGATCTGAAGTGTGTTCATGACTTATCATCCTTCGGTACGAGTGGACCAGCTTTAGGACTCGACACACCGGTTAGTGCGGTCATCAGTGACATGTTGATGAATACGATCAGGCCGATCCAACCGGTGACCGTATTCATGTACGCTTCTGGAACAACGCCAGTCAGATGTACAGTCCCGCTGGCAATGCCTTGCAGGATCGTAGTGATCAGACCGAGCCAGAACGTGAAGACAGGATCGACTTTCATGCTATCGCCTTCGTTGAGTCGACGTAGTCTTGGACTTGCTTGAACATGGCGTCGGCGTCAGCCTTTAGCTCGGTTTCGTGTCGGACTATCGGCCCGTAGTGGTTGGCCAAGTTACGTAGCGTCAGCCCACAGGTCTCCGCTGCGAATGCTGGGCAGCTTTTGCACAACGCCTGAAAATCACGACCGCGACCGCTGCCATAGTTGGCCCACGAGCTATTGGAGCAGGTCACATTCACAGCAAACTGATCGAGATAGCACCCGGCGCTGCTAGCCGTGAACTCGTTCATCACAGCATCGAACTCAGGGTCGCTGGCGTTGTGGGCATTGTAGCTCGTTTGGAACAGGCCGGCCTCTGCGGTGTCGGACTGAACGTTGGAAGCGCTCTGGTCCCGTCCCTCGCAGTGCTTGCCCGCCGACTCCCGCATCCCGTGGCCGAGCATCAGAGCGTATAGGTGGCGTAGGACGTTGGCGCCTTCTTGCTCGTTGTTCATGTTGAGGCGTTCGAAGTCGGCACGGTAAATGTTTAGTGCATCTTTGTCCGAGTTCGTTCGGGCCTTGGACATTTCCTCCATGGCAGCGTGTCCGGTTTGAAGCTTCTTGTACGAGCCGGCAAAGGCCAGGGCCATGCCTTGGGTGTAGCCTTTGGGTGCTACGCCACGGTCGCGCCAGGAATAGCGGGCAATCGTGCTGTTGTTGGCGATCTCCATGATCCGCTGTTGCTGGGCTGGGGTGAACGCTTGGGTCGGTGGTGGCAGCGCTGGCTGTCGAGCATAGAGAGCTCCCCAAGTCTGCTGGCCAACGATACCATCGACTGAGAGCCCACGGGACATCTGGTAGCCATAGACGGCCTCTTCGGTGATCGGGCCAAAGTCGCCATCGACCACGCCGGTGAAGTGCGGCAGCATCTTTTGAAGGTCTTCGACATCGACTCCATCATCGCCGCGGCCCAGCACAGGCCGGCTCTCGATCGGGACGGCCCACGGATCGGTCGGACGCTCAACCGGTGGGGGCTCGACCGGAGGCGGTTCCCCAGGTGTCTCGGTGATCTCTTGGCCCGACAGCGACTCGGCGATGGCGCGGCAAATGGCCTCGAAGTTTCCGCGGTAAAGGTCCGCGTCCGCTCTCGAATCAACGAAACAAGTCTCGATCAGCACGGCCGGCATTGCGGTGTTGTTGAGGAAGAACAGATCGGTTCTCTGCTTCGGGCCGCGGTTGGTGAATCTTCCTGCAAGTGCAACAGCGCTGCTGACGGCCCGAGCCTTGTTGATCTGGGTGACGTAGAGGCATTCGGTCCCCATGGGGTTGCTGGTCGTCTGGTAGGCATTGAAATGGACGCTAACGTCGAGGTCGCGGACCTTGGAGTTGTGAAAGTTCACGATCCGGTTCAGATTTTGGTTCTGGGTCGTGCTCACGTCATCGTGGAATGTTGTCACGCCGACGCCGACGGATCGGAAAAAGTCCGCAGCCCGCTCAACCACCTTGCGGGCCTCATCGACTTCATCCAGATATCCACTGGCGCCGCGGATGTATTTGCCGTGCCCTGAGCTAATCACGATCTTCATGTGTGCCTCCATGATGTCTGCGGATATTCGCAATCAGCCCAAGGGCCTCCATCATGGCCAGGGCTACCTTTCGGTCGGTGGTCGACGGTTGACCGAACTTTGGCTTCGGTCGCCTGCGCAATTCGGCATATTCCTCGCCAAGGGACTCGGTTGCACCTTCGAGGGCTATCCGGCGCATGTGGGCGAGCAGTTCTTCGCAGTCGGCTTGGGTCATCATGTGCTCCGAGCCGTAGTAGCGAACCACGATGTACTCGCCTTGGCGCCAGCAGCCGAGGTCGCTCATTTGGGAAGCTCTTTATCGTCCGTTGAAGGTCTTTCCAAGAGGTTGCCGAGCACAATGGCCACACAAAGCAATGCGTCTCTTGGGTTGTCGAAAGTCTCGTAGAGCATGACGATTATTTGCTTGGCGAGCTCGTCGATGTCGTCCTCGACGTCGCTCATTTGAGATCCTTCATGATGTCGTCGAGCGCGGCCATCACGTTGGGGTCGAGCGGATCTTTTCGACGGTTGGTGGGCTTCGGAGCAACGTACGAGTTCGGCGGGGCCTTCGGCAGGAGCTTCAGAGCCTTGCTGAGCCCGGCTTCGTTTAGGATGAACTTGGTAACATGGGTGCTCCGGGGAAGCTGTAGGAACAGGTCGCGGCCGTCGTGCCAGATGTAGGCCGACCACTCCGGCCGCTCAGGATTTAGGGTTGCCATTAGGAATATCCTCCGGTGTTGGGGACGTAGCAGGCTGGCTTTTGGATAGCGTCGCTAGCGCGAGACAGACAGCCTCAGCTTCGGTACGGGTGAGTGTGAGCACACCCTGTGCCTTGCCGTTCGGCCCACGCCAGTCTAACTGTGTGGACAGGTTGGCACGAATGGCATTGAACCGTTCGATATCATTCATGTGGGGGGAGGTCTCCCCATCTTGATCAAGCATTATACCACAAAAATGACACAAAGTCAAGCTAATTCGGTCGAAAGCCTAGTGTTATCAAGGGGGTGCGACAAAATGTCGCAGGGGGTGCGGCATCTTGCCGCATCGACATCGCGGCGGCAATGTGCTAGGCTGGTCGTGTTGGTGCAATTCCGCACCTAGGAGCAATCCAAATGCCTATTACTATCAATGCAGAAGCCTGGACCATTCCGATCCGAGGGGACGCCGAAGTGGTAGTCCCGGTGGAGGTCATCAATGGCTTCGACATCGAGGTCTACAATCGCATTTTTGCGGAGGGGCTCCAAGTCTTTCTCCGCAAGGGCTGCACCGGAACCAAGAAGGAACCCATCGCGGTCGATGAGGTGGAGAAGATCACCGCCAAGGCGGTCGAGAACCTGGAGAACCTGAAGGCTGGCAAGCTGAAGGCCACCCGGTCCAAGAAGGGCAAGGCTGGCGTCAGTGGCGCGGTCATGACTGAGGCTCGGCGGATCGCCAAGCTTCATGTCAAGGCCAAGGCCAAGAAGCAAGGCCTCAAGGTGTCGCACCTTGACACCAAGGATATCACCCGGTGGGCCAATCAGCTGCTTGATGGCCCGATGGGGGCAAGCCTGATCGAGCAGGCTACCGCAAATCTGGCTGCGGCTGAGTCGGAGGAGGCCGACGCATTCAGCGAGTCGGGGATTGTTCTCAAGG